GGCTCCCGCCGTACCGGGGGAAGGTCTCGTGGGAGGCGCTCGCCCTCGCCCTGGATGAGATGACCGGGCCTCCGAGGCAGAAGCGCCAGCTCGCCAGGGATTACAAGGACCTCGTCAGGAAGCACGGTCTGTCGATCCTGATGCCGCGCCTGCGGATGTCGTACTGCGCCGCCCGCCTGCGCCTGGGGGACTTCTCGGACTACTGGGGCTGGGAGTTCCGCGGCGCCCACAACCCTGACGAGTCCCGCTCCTGGGCCGCGAACATGTACTGGTCGGAGACCTGGATGGCGAAGTGGGGCGGCGGCACCATCAAGCGCCTCCTCGTCTTGGCCGAGCAGGGCATCGGGGACGAGGTGTTCTTCGCCTCGATCCTGCCGGAGTGCCTGCTTCGTGCCCAGGAAGTGATCTACGAGTGCGACCCCAGGCTCCACAGCCTCATCGGCCGCGCGTGGCCGCGCCTACAGGTGCGCCCCTACCGCGAGTTCGAGGACCGGCGCTTCGACTACGGCCCGATCGACGCCTTCATCCCCGCTGGCGAGCTGATGCGGATGTTCCGCCGGGCGCGCGGGCACTTCCCCGGGAAGGCCTACCTCACCCCGGACCCGGAGCGTGTGGCCGAGTTCGAGCGGTTCCGCGGGCGAACGGGGATCTCGTGGCGTGGCCGGCAGGGGAGCGTCGAGCCGAGCGCCTTCGGGATCGACAACCCGGTCTCCCTCCAGTACGGAGAGGGAGCCGAAGGCATAGAACACCCCGGCATCGACCTCAAGAACGACATCGAAGGCGTCGTGGCGCTGTGCTCGGTCCTCGAGCGCGTCGTCACGGTCCCGACCTCGGTGCAGCACTTCGCGGGCGCCGCCGGGGTGCGTACGGAGATCATCGTACCCGACAACGTCGCGACCCAGATCCACTGGGACTACCCCTCATCCCCGACCGGAAACCCGCTCCCGTGGTATCCAGACGCGCGGGTCTGGGACTCCCTCGACCACTGGAGGCAGAGCCATGCCGATCAAGCCGATCAAGACCCCGAGAGCCGCGCCGCATAGCCCGGGTCTGCGCGGAATCGCCCCGCTCGGTTCGATCTCTCCGATCGCTACCGCGGCGCCGAAGCACGACCGCTCGAAAAACCTCGGGAAGTACCTCCACCCGGCCAAGAAGCGTGGATAACCTGCGGACGAGCTTCGCCGAACTTCCGTGGAGCGACCTCATCGCCCTGCGGAACCGCTACCCAGGCGACCCGATGATGCAGTCCATACTCGCTCCGCTCGAACACCGGGCCTACGCGCGCGAGCTGTGGAAGGTCGATCCGTCCCAAGCCGCGGCGATGGTCGGCCTCATCCCAGCATACCAAGGGGCCAAGGCGATCGGCGCCGTGCCGAAGAGCGAGTCATCGACACCCGCATCGCTGGACGAGCTGTTCGCCGGATTCCAAGGCTTGATCGAAGGACTTCGATGATCCACGTGGAACACAGCGCCGCGGGACCGTTCCTCGATCCAGAGCAGTGGACCGAGGAGGACGAGATCCCGTGGGACTTCGACGCTGGCGGACCTCTCGATGTCGGCTTCGAGGACGACTGGACCGGCTTCGAGATCGAAGCTGAGGAGGGGGAGTGATCTACCTCGCGCCCGAAGTCCGTTCCGGCCTTGGCGAGGACACATTCTGGACGTGGTTCGAGCGTTCGATTCCATCTTCGTTCGACGCGGATCGCGCCGGCCCTGACGACTGGCTCCTCCAGTATGCCACCCTCGGCCCGCGCCCCGGCGCTCGCACCGTGGCCCTGCTGTGGGAACTCTACGCCGAGATGGACCGAGCTGGAGTCGGGACCGAGCGCGCTAAGATCGACCGGATGCGCGACGCACACGAGCGCTCCCAGTACCGCGTCGTCTCCAGCCCTGCGATGCTCGACTTCTACCCAGGAGCGACGCTCCTCCCGATCGGTGTTGATACCGACCTCTTCGCTCCGCGCCCCATCGCTCACGAGGGCCAGGTCGGATTCTGGTGCGGCACCGATCACCCGATGAAGGGTCGAGACCGGCTCGAAGCCTACCGCGCCGCGCACCCCGAGATCCGCTGGAACATCGTCGAGAAGTCCGCGGCTCTCCCCCAAGCCCGCCTTGCCGAACTGATGAACGGATCGGACTTCATCCTCGCTACTGGCCGGCTCCGTCCCTACTTCATGGTCGAGTGGGAGGCGATGGCGTGCGACCTCCCGGTCGTGGACATCTCGGGCCTGGAGCGCGACTTCATCCCCTCCGCGCACCCGCGAGGTGACGTTATGTTCAAGGGCTGGTCTCGACATGACGCCCTGCAAGAGTGGAAGGCATTCCTCAATGCGTAACGTCAACATCGGCTGCGGCCCCTACAAGGAACCCGACTACATCAACATCGACATCAATCCTCGCTGGGGGCCGGACGTCGTTAGGGACATCCGTAAGGGACTCCCATTCGATGACTCCTCGGTCGATATTCTTCTCGCCTCACACTTCCTAGAGCACCTCTCGATCGAGGAATTCATGGAGGTCATGGAGGAGTGCTACCGCGTCCTCAAGCCCACGGGCTCGTTCCGCATCATCGTGCCGTTGATGGACTTCAACACCCTCGACCACAAGCTCTTCTTCACCGAGTCCTCATTCGAGATTTTCTTCCGCGAGACCGACGGAGCGGAGGTGTACTTCAATCGAAAGTTCAAGTGGCTCCGCCAGACAGAGCCGCTCGTGTGGAAGAACACGAGCGGCTACGACTGCATGGAACTCCAGATCGGTCCGGTGAAATGATTTCCATCGCCTGCCTGATCTACCGCTCCACTCGCTACGCCGACGCGGTGTGGAATTCGCTTCGCGAGTTCACGCCAGAGCTCGACCACTCGATCCGTTTCTTCTTTGTAGCGAACGATGCGACGAGCGAAGTGCTGAACCATCTTGAGTCGAAGGACTATCCCTTCGTGGTGCAGGAGAATCTCAATCACGGCCTGGAAGGCTACGACCCACCGGAGTACATCCGACGCGTGTACATGGGATGGAACCGAGCTGTGCGCGAATCCGACGAGATCGCGGTTCTCGTATCAAGCGACTTCATGTTCTCCCCGGGCTGGCTCGACGCTCTGCTCCGTCACCTCACCCCAAACACCATCGTCTCCTCCCAGCTCGTAGAGCGCCGCCACCCCGTCCACGGAGTATTCCCTGGAGCCTACGAGAACGACTTTGGCGACCACCCAGATCGGTTCCGAAAGCACCCCTTCCTAGAATACGCCCAGAATGCACGCCGCTCTGACACTCGGGATGGCGGTGCCTACGGACCGTGGGCCTTCTATCGCGACCGCGCTATCGAGGCTGGTCTCTACCCCGAGGGCAACCCACCGGGAACATACGGTGATCGAGAGTTCGTCGAGCGACTGCGCGGAATCGGCGTGCGCCACATCACAGCGCTCGACTCCATCGTCTACCACTTCAAGGAAGGCGAGATGGAGGAGGTCGAAGCGTGAGCCGCTACTCCCTCCTCAAGGCATTGCGCTTCCCCGACAGGCTCGCCGGCATCGCGCATGGCACCGCCACGGCCCCGGTACACGTCCAGATCATCCTCTCGGATCTGTGCAACCAGGCGTGTCACTTCTGCGCGTACCGTGACCCGTCCTACACGTCCTCAAAGCTCTTCCACATCAAGGGAAACTACAACCCGAAGCGCTACCTTCCCTTCGAGAAACTCATCGAGGTCCTGGACGACTGCGTAGAGATGGGCGTGCGCGCGATCCAGTACACGGGCGGCGGCGAACCCACGGTCTACCCGCGCTTTCAGGAGGCGATCGACGCCACCGTAGCGCGCGGCCTCTCATGGGCGCTCGTCACGAACGGCGTCCTCTCACGGAACCGTGACTTCTCCACCGCGACATGGATTCGCGTCTCACTCGACGCCGCAAACGCCGCCACCTACTCCAGAATCCGTAGCGTCCCACAGGACCACTTCGCCAAGGCGTGCCAGACGATCAAACGATACGGCTGCGGGGTGGGCTTCGTCGTCACGCCCGAGAACTGGGGCGAGATCGTCCCCGCGACGGAACTCGCCCGCTCCATCGGCGCATCGAACATCCGCATCGGTGCCCAGTTCTCATCCGAGAATTCGTCCCTGTTCGACGGGTTCCGCTCGCAAGCCTCCGCGCTAGCGAAGGAGGCAGAGTCCTTGGCCGAGCCCGGCTTCGAGGTCGTGAACCGCTTCGACGAGAAGCTCGCCGAACTGGACGATGGCTCTCCCGAGTACGATCGCTGCGGCTACCAATACTTCACGACCTACATCGGAGCGGACCAGAACCTATACCGATGCTGCGTCTACGCCTACAACCCGCACGGCTTGATCGGCTCGATCCGTGACCGGAGGTTCCGCGACGTCTGGCCCGAGGCTCACGCCGCGTTCCGATCCTTCAGCGCCAAGGGTTGTGAGCGATGCCAATTCCAGTCGATCAACCGCGCGATCAACGACGTTCTTACGCCGGACCCATCGGCGGCGTTCGTATGAAATGCTCTCGGTGCGGGAAGAAAATGATCGAGGAACCAGTGTCGAAGATATACACGACCAATCCTCCACAATGGGATCAATGGTGGTGGTGTGGTTGTGGGCACCGAGAGTTCGAAGGAAGAAAGATCGGCAAGACTCTTCAAGAGAACATGATGGAGTCGTGGAAAGCGAGGAACGGCCTGTGATCTCACTCGTCATGCCGTACTGGAAGCGACGCGAGCCCGCGCTGCGCGCGCTTGATCTCCTCGAGCAGCACTACCGAGACCTCGACCTCGAAGTCATCATCGTCGATGACGGCTCGCCGGAGTCCGACTCACTCATCGGGATGCGCTCCTACGACATCCCCGTCTCCGTGATCCGCCTGCCAGTCAAGGACCAGCCCAAGAACCCATGCGTCCCGATCAACGTCGGTGTGCGTGCTTCCCGAGGAGAGATCGTCGCGCTCTCCAACCCCGAGATTCTCCACGAGACGCCCGTCCTCGGCGCCATGCGCGACGAGCTCGAAACTCTCGGAGAGAAGGGCTATGTACTCGCTGCTTGCTGGTGCCCTGAAGAGAATCTGTGGCATTGCCATAGTTCTGTGTCTGTCAACCGTCCTGACGGTACTCGGGTGGTTCCTGGTACTGGGTATCATTTTCTGGGCATGCTTCGACGATCCCTCTTTGAGGCCGCGGGCGGGTTCGATGAGGAGTACCGGGAAGGGACCGGGTGGGACGATCCTGATTGGGTCAACCGCCTCGTGCGCGCAGGCGCGAGATTCCGCATCCGAGACGACCTCGTTGTGAGGCACCCCAAGACCGGGGCGCAGACCCACTGGGTCGAGGACCGTGACAAGAACCGCGCGCTCTACAACGTCAAGTGGCCCCGCCTCCCGGAGATGCAATGCTGACCGTCGTCTGCGTGAAGTCGAAGCCCGCCTACGACCACGCCTACGTCAACCGTCTCCACCGCGCCGTCGAGCGCTCGCTCACGATCCCTCACCGCTTCGTGTGCTTCACCGACGACGCCGAAGGAATCCGATGCGCGACGAAACCACTCCCAGCAGGACATCGCAAGGGCTGGTACTCCAAGCTCGCCCTGCATCGGCCGGGCCTGCTCACGCCTCCGGTCTTGTACCTGGACCTCGATACCCTCATCGTCGATTCGCTCGATTTCGTCCAGTCCTACAGCGGCGAATTCTCTATCTTGAGGGACTTCTATCGTACCGATGGGTACGGCTCTGGTGTGATGATCTGGAACAAGCCCCAGCCCCAGGTGTGGGAGCGCTGGATCTCTGAGGGACGGCCCGAGCATCCACTCGGGGACCAGGGGTGGATGGAGGAGTGCGTGCCGAACGCGGACCGGCTCCAAGACGTATGGCCGAGCAAGTTCGTGTCGTACAAGGTCCATTGCCAAGGTGGTCTACCGCCTGATGCGGCGGTGTGCTGCTTCCACGGATTTCCAAAGCCCCACGACTTCCCCGTCGGCCACTGGGTCGAGGAGACGTGGACTGGCGCAGGAGTGATGGCGTGAACGACCTCGCCCTCGTCGCCAAGCTCGTCTCGGACCTGGACTACGTCCTCTCGACGCGACGCCTCGAACACTACACCCCGTATCCGTATCAGGTCGCGTTCCACAACGCGATCGGGAAGGACACCCGCACCCCGGCGAAGCAGCGTCTCCTCATGTGCGGGAACAAGGTCGGCAAGACATTCTGCTCCGCGATGGAGGTTGCGATCCATGCGACGGGGCTCTACCCGACGTGGTGGCGTGGTACGCGATTTCTCTACGCCCCCGAGATTCTCGTCTGCGGCCTCACCAACGATTCCGTGCGCGACCTCGGTCAGCGGGAACTCCTCGGTGATCCCACAGACGAGAAGGCGCTCGGCACCGGAACGATCCCAAAGCGCTGCGTCGGCAAGCGTCGGAGCAAGACCGGCGTGCCCAACGCCTACGACTCCGTGCGCGTGCTGCACGTCTCGGGCCAGTGGTCGCGCGTCTACTTCCGCGCATACGAACAGGGCTGGAAGAAGTTCCAAGGGATAGCGTTCGACGCATCGTGGCCCGACGAGGAACCGCCCGCAGATATTTGGTCTCAGCTCCTCCGCGCGTCGCTCCTGCGCGAGAACGCAATCATCTTCTGCTCTATGACGCCCGAGGAAGGGATGACCGAGACCGTGACGTCGTTCATGGAATCCCTCCGCAAAGGTCAGGCCCTCCTCACCGCGACCTGGGACGACGCGCCACATCTCACGCCCGACATCAAGGAACAGCGCCTCTCGGCGCTCCGCCCCCACGAACGCGAGATGCGCTCGAAGGGGATACCGCTACAAGGCGCCGGCCTGATCTACCCGATCTCGGACGAGGACCTCCTCATCGACCCGATCGAGATACCGCGCCACTGGCCGCAGGGAATCGGTATCGACTTCGGCATCTCGACGCAGCATCCGTTCAGCGCCGCGAAGTGCGCCCTCGATCGCGACACCGGGACGTTCTACGTCACCGCGGAGTACCAGACCACCGACGACAAGGCCGCGGTCCACGCCGACGCTCTCCAGGCGTGGGGGAAGTGGGTTCCAGTGTGCTGGCCCCATGACGGGCTGAACCGCGAGAAGGGCTCGGGCGATGAACTCCACAACATCTACCGCTCGAAGGGGATGAACCTACTCCCGTGGAAAGCGACGAATCCACCCTCCATCGGTCAGATCGAGGGCGAGGGCGGGAACTCCGTCGAGGCATCGGTTCTCGGTGTCCTCGACGACATGTACGCCAAGCGCTTCCGTGTATTCCGCACCTGCACCACGTTCTTCAAGGAAAAGCGCATGTACCACCGCGACCTCAAGGGCAAGATCGTCCGCATGCACGAGGACTTGCTCTGCGCGGTGCGCTACGCCCACATGATGAAGCGCCACTTCCGCACAGAGAGCGTGCGGCCTGCGCGCCAGACCGTCCGTGAAGGACTACGCCAATGGTAGCGAAGACGATGGAGTCCGAAGCGAAGCTCGGTATCGTTGCCCCGGCGCGCAGCGCTGACGCGGAATCCGACGACGACGTCAAGGCTCCGGCCAAGGAACGTCGCATCACGAAGAAGGACTGGGCCAAGGTCGAGTCATTCCTCAAGGAAGAGTTGCTCGACCGGAAGACCTCCGACTTCCGTAAGATGGCCGAGCGGAAGTGGAAAGAGGTCGATCGCCAGATCGAGATGGAGCCGCTCATCAAGGTCTCCCGCGACGGCGCCGAGCCCGACATGGGCTGGCACAACGTCATCGAGCTGGGAGAACTCTCCAAGGCGTCGGAGAACATCGCGGCCGACATCCGGAGAATCGTCTTCCCGCAATCCCGATTCTGGAACGAGCCCCACGCCGACATCGACGACTCGCTACCCCTGAACACGATGGGACAGAAGGACAAGAACCCGAAACTCCAGGAGTCGGTCAACGGCCGCGTGCGCGCCTTCATGTCCCAGCAGCACGAGGACTTCGGCCTGAAGGACCGGGTCGAACTCTCGATCAAGGAGGCGCTGCACCACGGCTCCTTCGTCGTCGAGGCGGACTGGTCGGAGCAGGAGTTGATCTTCGGAGGCACGAAGACGAAGACCATGGGCTCGCCAGTGTGGATACCCCACTCCATGTGGAACTGCTACCCCGACCCGTCCTCCTCCGTCATCGGAACGAATATGTTCTACGAGGGCTCGATGTTCGTCGAGTCCTACATGCCTCGCCACAAGACCGAGCGGCTCGTTAAGAACTCAAAAGATGACGGCTGGATGCCCTCGCAGTGGAAGAAGGTCTCGAAGGACACGCACGTCGTCAAGGACCAGAAGACCAAGGACGTGAAGCTCACTACCTTCGTCGGCGACATCAACATCGAGCGCGCGGACGGGGACCTCTACTTCCCGAACCACAAAGCGATCCTTGCGAACGGGACCATCGTCTACATGGCTCCGTCCAAGCTCCCGCACTCGCCCTACATCTACAAGGGGTACGAGCGCTTCGACGTGCGCGACCCGTACTACCTCTCGCCGATCATCAAGCAATCGCCTATGCAGAAAATGGCGACGATGCTCGGGAACAAGATCATGGACGGGGTCGAGCTCCAGATCGAACCCCCGATCGTCTACGACGGCAACGACCCGGACTTCGTCGTGAACGGCGGCCCCATCGTTGCCCCGGGCTCCAAGACCTCGACGAAGGGATCGAACGCATTCTCCCAGGTCCAGATCGGGGATCTCCGCACCGCGCTGGAGATGTTCCAACTCTGCCTGAACGACATGAAGGAGAAGCTCGGACGACCCGGCAAGCCCGTCGGCGATCGCGCCACCGCGCGCGAAGTCCAGAAGTCCGAGCAGGACCAGGAGGCATCGCTGATCGGATTCATCGACAAGCTCGAAATAGCGCTGCGCTCCTTCCTCTACATGCAGCACAAGCTCAACCTCGACAACCTCGACGACTACTCCTTCTACTCCCCCGAGATGGACGACCCGGACTTCCTGCGGATCAAGCGCGCGGACTTGCCGAAGGAGATCCACTTCTCCGTCGTCGGAGGGCGTGGCGTGCTGGGCGAGCAGGAGCGTTCCCAGAAAATGTCCATCGCCGCGGCCTTCCTGCTAGGCAACGAACACACCGCAGCGATGCAGGACGGCATCGCGATCTCGAAGCAGATGTACCAGGACGCCGGGGTGAAGAACCCGGAGCGCCTGCTCGTCGTGCAGGGACAGGAGTCGCCGGAGCAACTCAAGGCCCAACTCGGACAAGCGAAGCAGATCATCCAGAAACTCGGACAGGCGTACCAGAAGGAGAAGGAGAAGTCCGAGGTCAAGATGGCGAAGATCCACGCCGATTCCAGCGCCAAGCACGAGAAGCTCGTCACGGACCACAACGACCGCGTGCAGGAACTCCGAGCCACGATCTCACTGGAACTCGCGAAGCTCGGCGAGGCGAGCAAGCAATCCATCCGCGA